GTCTCTGCTTTCATCGTACACCTTGTTGTAAACTTGTTTTACAATTAGGCTAGTTCCATCTGGAACAGGGCTCTCTGCAGATGCACCGATTAATCCTAATATCATTAATAAAGTTTTCATCAATTTGACTTGTACGTTAGATTACGATATAAGTCAAGTATGGGACTTCCAAAGCAATTAACAGAACGACAGATCAAATTTGCAGAGTTATTGGTATATAACGAAGGCAGAAAGAGTGCTGCTGAAGCAGCATATGAAGCTGGTTATAAGACTAGACCAAGACAAGCTGCATCTGAATTACGTAATCCTAGAGTATCTCCTCTTGTAGTGAAATACATTGGTGAGTTAAGAGCAGAGGTGCAAGAGAAACACGACATCAATCTTGGTAGACACCTTGGTGAGCTAGCCAAACTTAGAGATGACGCAATGAAAAAAGGTGCGTGGTCTGCAGCTATAAACGCAGAAGTAGCTAGAGGTAAAGCCGGTGGACTTTACGTTGATCAAAAACTTATATTGTCTGGTAATTTAGATAATATGTCAGAAAAAGAATTGGAAGCCAAGATGGCCAAAATTCTAGATGATCATAAAACATTAATTGATATTAGCCCAGAAGAGTCACAACCAAAATCAGAAACAAAACAGATCCCTGTATCCGATTAAAGAACTCGTGTGTTTTTACCCAAGCGCTTTTTACTAGTGCTAGGATTTTTCTTATTACTTCCATATTTTACTCCTTGTGAGTCAGGCCCTTTTACAGGCGGTATAGCATGCCATTTTACGTATGGCATATTCTTAGTCAAGGTCTTATTCTTCATAGTATTATTGAAAATAATATAATTAATCCAGAAGTTGTAAGAGATCCAATAGCAAACCACACTATTTCTTGTCTGTAATACAAACTCCAAATATTAAATTTTTCTAGTAGTTTTTTCATATTGTTATCTTTTCCATTTTTTTTATTATTGATTTAGGGAAACAATTACGATCAGAAAATACAGCAGACTCTGTATCATAAGATGAAAATGTCCACACGTGTTTCTTATCCTTATCAAATATATATGCCTGTGAAATCATAACTGCAGGTTTTAACTTCTTCATTTCGTCTACCTCTGCATGGCCTGCATCACCGCACGGATCTAGCCAAACTATTTTGTAAAAGTAATATTTCTTATTACCAATAGTTGCATACTTGTATTTAGATTTTTTACGTCTCTTAGGCATGTCTCATTATAAATCAAATATTTGGGCAAAAAAAGTTTTAAAAAAAACAAAAAGGGTCGCGCGCGCCGAATACCAACTTTGATACTGTGCCACGTGTGCCACCGCAAAAAATTGCTCTGGCACAGCTATTATTCGCTTATACCAACACTTATAGCTCAAAAACACCCCTGTGCCACGTGTGCCACGTACTTTTTTTGGATAGAAAAAAAAATAATTGCTCCAGAATTTCTCTTATAGTGGCACAAGTCTCGCCACGTTTTTGCCACAATAGGTTGTATTTTTAGTCTAAACCGTGTCCAAAATGTGTCCAAAATAAGAACACTCACTTAACTTTGTCTAAAAGTTGGGGACATGAATCTTTTCAAAGACTCTGCTTTGAGTACGACTCTGCAAGGTTCAGGAGAGTTTATTAACTTGCTCTCCTGTAGTTCTACTTTCCTAATCTCCTCAAGTCTACCATCCATGGTTTCAATATATATAGGACAATCTGATATGATTGTGCCTTTTTCATTGTTGGTAAACTTACCCAATACTTGTTGTAGATCTCTTAGTCTCATTAATTTACCTTCTTTTCAAACAACTTCTCAGCATCTTTATCAGGCAAAGGTTGTGTTTTAAATTCGCCATTACTAACATACAAATCTATACCATTAATTAAATTTGATCTTAGGGGTTGTTTTAAAAGTATGTTTTCTAAAGACATGATAACTTTGTCCATGGCTTCCTTTAACTCCTCATTAGATTTTATCCTGTATTTTTCTTGGCCTGGCTTTCTCATGCACATAGCACTTGTTATTATAAAAGCTTGAAAAGCCGAAAACAATGGACGTACTTTTCTCTCTTCTCCCTTTACAACTAATTTATCAAATTGTCCTCTAATTTGTGGATCACTATAAAGCCACTGCATTAAATTACACATGTGAGTTACCACAGGAGTGTTAACTTGATTGTACCCTTCTTCTACTTTTTTTTCTTTACTCATCTTTTCCTTTCAGTTCATCATAGTATTCATCTATGCGTTTTAAAAATTTGTGCATGTAACTTCTCATCTCAAGTCCTTGTATTATAAACTCTTGATAAAAATTATCTTTACTACACATCATAATTACTCCCTTACTAATACCAGTCTTATACACATAGTTATGTGCCATAGTATAAGCTGCTAATTGTAAGCAGTAATCTTCAATCCACTCACGTCTCTTTGGTTTGTTAGTTTGCTTGAAGTCTATTACAGCTAACTCATTTTTATGTAAGCCAATTAAATCTGTTTGTCCTGCGTATAGTCCTGGGTAATATAAAGTGGCCTCTGACCCATAGTATTCTGAAACATTACACAATCCTTTTTGTATAACTTGTAGGGCCATATTATGTGCTTCTTTACCTACTTCTGTTTGATCTAGATAACCTTGTTCTATAACATATTTTTCCAATATCTTGTGCATCGCTGTGCCTCTAGCACCAGATGTAGCAACGATCCGCGCTGCATTAGCCTCTCCCTCTCGTTGTCTCCATGCTCTTAGCGATTCGCGCTTCTCTGCGCTTTGGGTCGCTGACAATATAGTGGTAACCGATGGCAGCTTCCACTTACCATTATCAATATCATAGTGTCGTTTTCCGTCGATCTCTTTTCTAACGGTCTTCGGATAGATGTAAGCGTTGTTATGTTTCATATTTTTAATTGTAGTTGTCTAAAATATCTTTCTTTAGCGGAGAGTACGTTGTTTTTACCACCACCATTAAACCAATATTGTTTAGAAATTTTTTCGTAAACTTGATCAGCCCAACCTTCTTTCTTATGTCCAGGGCTTCCTTTAGAATTTTCTGTCGGTGTCACCCACCTTAAATTATCAGCTCTAAAATCTACTCTATTACCATCAATGTGATCAACCATAGTTTTGTTTTCGGGATCATCATTAGGAATAAAAGCTTGAGCAACTAAACGATGAAGTGGTCTTTCTACCTCACGTGGGGTATGAATAACTTCTTCTTTATTATAACGATATCTTTTTTTTTCTCTTGTTCCCTCCTTACAATATAATCTTTGAACAACATAACCCATTTTTGATGGAGAAATTGATCCGAGTAAAATACCACTTTTAAGTTTATTATTTGGATTGTCTTGTACACGGTAAATAAAAGGCCAAATGTTTTCTTTATAAATGGGTTCAACCTCATTTTTACATTGAGAGAAATAATGAGGTCCACCTGTTTCATACAAAAAATATATACCAGGCTTAATCGTAGGATCTGCTACATTTAAATCAACACATCTTACTTCTTCTTTTTTAATATTACTTATCAGCATCATCCCCTTTACCCTTAAAAAATTTTTTTAAATGGGCTCGATACTCTTCTTCCGTGTGTTCTTCAAACCTTAAAGCTTCGGTAATATCCAACAAAGCTTCAGGTAAAGATTCTTCATCCTTATCGTCAATGGGCTTCTTAATCTTTATTATCTGTTTTACGCTCATTCGTTCCTTTAAATAATTTTACAAATTCAGTATACGCAACACCACCGTTGTAGGGTGCATCGTAATATGGATCTATATATTTTAGTTCATCAGGCATAGGAACACCTGCATTTCTGTATTCCTCTTCTATTGTCATTGGTGTTAGTTTTTCTTTCTTTTCTTTGTTCATTTGAGACATTGATTTATGTTTCATTATACTCCTTTCACTCCTTTTTTAAGTTCTGCTATTCTATATTCTAGACCATCTATGGTCGTATACATCCAACCACAATCACGAGGTTTAATTTGTTTTTTAAACCACTTAATCGTTAGTCTAAGTGCAGCTATTTGTTTTTTGTTTGTCATATTATTCCTTTCATTCGTAGTTCCTTCGGTTCTTTTTGTTGTTCCACCCACAACTCTCCAGTTCTATTACAATCTTCGCATTGAGCATGGACTTCTTCTTTCGTTAAATGATAAGGGACTCGATAAAAACCGTTTCCCTTACATCTTGGACAAAATATTTTAGTCCGCTTTTCCGTTTTTGTAGCCATGTTTCTTCGCCTTTTCGTTAATTGTGCTTTCTATTACTTTACTTATACTTAATTCAGTTCCATCAATTATCTTATCTTTTAAGAAGTTTGCCTTCTTCCAAGCTCCTATGGGTACCGATACGCTCTTATGTTTAGCTGGATCAGCCATTAATTACTCTCCTTTCCTTTTATTGTAGCAACAATGAAGTTGCCTTTCTTGTTTTTATATTCCACATCATATGTTTTTGTATGATCTAGTTTTCTTTTTAGTTTTTTAAGAGACATGGCTTGCATATCTTGTATTGGTTTATCCAAACCTAGTTCTCTAACTTTGTATGTATATCTCATATCAAAACCACCCACTACTATTTGTGTGTCCATTTGGGTCATGAGTATAAATAATACCAGGTTGTTGTTGTCTTCTCTCTGATGGGACACGGCAGTCATACTTTCGTTCAAACTCCATGTCGGACATAGTTTTAAAATCTATTTCCTTTTCTTTTAGGTCATTAGATCTTTTTAGTTCTGCTAATAGTTCTCTTATTATTTTCATTTTTCCTTTCTATTATTACCTTTTGTTATCATTTATATGGGAAAGTATCTTATAATAACAATACTTGCAAGTAAATAATTTTAGTGTATTCTAAAGATCTCTTCTCACACCTTTTGTTTGCCGTGAGCATTCTAGCTCACGGCAACATTACATGTCCAAACTGGGTCTAAATTAATTTTAATGTTTGACTTATATGATAGATTATCCTATACATTCTCATACTCAAATTAATTAAGTTGCAACTTAATTAAGCTTTGTGGCAGAACAACAATTAAGAGGTTGTAATGCACACAACCGGAGGGTTACGGCCTAGTGGCTGAAGACACCGGAAGTGGTTGTGAGTACCGACCATCTTTATCTTTTGATACAGTTGGACTCTTCGGGAAAGCTTGTGGGTGTCGTACCAACTAATCCCACCAGGCAGAGTTAAATATCATTAACTTCATAACAACCAAACTTAACAGCTAGTCTATATCTGTTAACATCATCTTTGCCTTCTTTTTGTAATAATTCTAAACTTTTAAGAGATGCATCGGCTGCACATTCAGCCCAATCATTATATACAACAGGAGGTTGCACTGGAGGTTTACACTCACCAGTTAAAAAAGAACACACCGATAGTATTAAAATAAATTTCATAATAAATGTAAGAAAATTCCTACTCCTAAAATTAAAAATAATATTATATCAATCCAAAAGAGAAATATAATAAAGTTCCAAAACACTAACGCCCTTGGCCACGGTAAGTTTTGTACGACCTTCGTTTACCTTTGTTCATTTTTTGTAAACTAGGTCTACGTCCAATTGAAGTTTTGTGAAAAACAGGTACGTGGGCTACCTTTGCGTATAAACCTTTAGCTCTGGCCATCGTTGATCAAAGTTATCTTGGTGTCTTTATTCACCTTCATGTATTTAATCACACCATTTACCCATTGCTCAACATCGTGCCCACAGTTAGTACATCTATAAAAGGATCTGTTTAGACCAACTAAAATAGTATACATCTCGCATTCAGGACAATGTCCTGATACAATTTCAGTCTCCAATATTTTGCTTTTCCAGTTTTCTTTTTCGGACATATCTTTTTTTATTAGGTATAACTTTGGATGTAAAGTGTTTTAATTGTCGTGCTACCGGATTTCTTTTAGTCGAGAATAATTTTTTTAATACTTTTTTGGCCAAGATAAATCTCCGTTTCAGCTTTAGATTTTATACATTTATAGCTAACACTTGGATTATAATCTCTCTCTGCAACTCTCTTACCACGTAAACAGACCGCCATATTTTCTTGTATTCTATGTTCTTTGATCTCTCCGTTAATAAACATCAATAATGCTACAACTGTTTCAACCATTAGTGTTTTCCTCCGTTTGCAAATTCTCTTTGTTTATCTTTTAATTTTTCAATATCTAAAACAGCTTTCTCTACTTGTTTTTGTAAAAATTCAATATTAACTTTATTGTGCATACCATCTTCAATTGCTTTGTTTAAACGATCAACAGACTTATATAAATCTTCCACCAACATGTAGAGCTCCGCCTCACCAGATGATTTACCTAATTGTCCTCTTGGATATTTAATTCTAAACTCTGTGTTCTGTTCTAAATCTTTTGATATTAATTCTAATTGTGTTGAGTGTGAATTTAATGTTTCGTGCAATCCAAAATATGCCCACGTTCCGATGGCTACCATCGTGATCAAACTGGCAACCGTCTTCATAGGCATTTGCACAGCAGCCTCTTCGCTAATTTTTAGTGGTTTGTTTGCCATTATTGTCCTTCAAATACCGGTCTATCCGGGTTTTCTTTTTTCCAACCATCTTTTAACACAGTCCAGTAACTAATGCTATCGTCAGGTCTGTCATCAAAACTAACAGTAGACATGACCCCTAACTTCATACACATGTTAATTAATTCAGCAAATTCTACAGGTGGTGGGTTAATTCTAGGCACTCTCTTACATTCTTTTACTAATTCTAATTGTGTTTTTATTTTTTGTTTTTTTCTTTGCTCTTCAGCAAACTCTTCATCACATACAGCGCCAATAGATTTTCTAAATCTAAAACCT